CCATATCTGGTTTTTTCTTCTTCTCTGTCATTACCATCCCAAATCATTCAAAGTTGATTTTATGTACAGCACATCTTCTGAATGTTTATTAAATTTATCATTCCAATAAGATGGATCAATTGTTTCCCATATGTAATCTCGTTGATATGAACCTAACCCTTCTATGAAGTCTATGCCAGACTTACAATTGTATAATATCCACGGACTTATTTTCCCATCTTTGATTGCATTACATATTTCATTCTGTTTACCCTCGTTAAACAGTTGGACTATATCTCTATTATTTCTATTTGACCATCTAATACCATATCTCAATCCTCGTTGTAAAGCATCGAGAATATTTTCGGTCTTTAGGTATTCTTTTATAAATTCATTGTATGTAGAATCTTTGTACCACATATGTATTTTCTTATTTTTCTTTACAAGAAACTCTACATACTTCTCCACATCTATTGCTTTTATACTATCACAATACTCACCAAACTTAACAAACTCATCATAGAACTTACTGATTCTAAAATCTTCTGGTGTTTTTTGTTTTTGTGCCTTTGTAGTTAAATCATAAAATTTGATGTAAGCATTGAATCCAATTCTAACTTCTTTATCACCTCTCTTATCAAACCTTTCTTTTTGACGACACGAGTGTTTTAGAAAAGATGCTTCCCTTTTATATTCTTTGTTACAGAATGAACAAATAAAACTCATAGATTCCCGGATTGTTTTTCGTATTCTTTCAAATCTTTTTTTGTAACAAACTTACTTAGTATTTCTATGTCTTCTTTTTTATACTGTGGATATATTTCCATTAATTTTCCTTTTATATCCTTAGAAGACTTTGTTTCTTTTTCTTTTTTAGTGGATATCCATTCGTGTCTATGAACACCAAAGTTAGGACTTGCTGCAACCAATAGTAACCATTGAAGTTTTGGATGTTTACTAATATCGAATAAATTCACATTAGTATGATTGTTAATACTTGCAAGATAATAGTGTTGAAGAATGGTATCGCCCTTGACCGCTGATGCCCACTTCATACTTAAAAATGCACTAAATGATTTCTTTTTCTCGTCCGACAAACGATCATAGAATCCATAGTCTTTAGAGTCTATTGCTTTTAATACTTCGAATATATCTAATTTGTCAGCCACTTACCAAGCCTGATTGTAGTCTACTACCTGACAGTTTCTTGATACTTCTTTTATAAAATATATGACTCTTGGGTTTTCACCTTCTTCAATAGGAACTGCAAGATATTGACCGTTCTTTAATTTAGGATTGTACCACTCGACTTCATTGTAAACATCGATAACTTCAATTGGAAGGAAATCTGCCTTGAAACTACTCAATGCATTAAATTCAAATACTTTAAAGTTTCTGTTGTTTATGGAAGTTAAAGGTATTGCTTCCAAATCACCAGTTTCTTCTTCACCGATTAGAACATTCCAATCCATTGGCATCTTTATTACTTTGTCTGCAATCTTTAACACAAGTGCAGGTGAAGTAAAACTTTCTAAGAATATGAGAGGAACAAAAAAGTAATCTGCATCTTTAGGATTACTATTATCAAAGATAGCAAATTGCATATCATTGATTTTTTCTGGTAATTCGTTTAATTCGTATGCTGTGTCATCGAGTGTGTGTATTTTCATACTTTAGTATTTTATTAAATTAAAAATACTTATGTTAGTATGTATGACAATAACTGTGAAAACGGTCAAATTAATTTAGGTTGTGTTTTCCAATCAAACTTTTCTAATGTGAATGGGTAGTTTGCTTCTCTGTAGAAGGCTTTTCTTTTTGTTAAATGTCTTTTGGCAAACTTGCAAGTAGATGTAATATCCCAAATTTGAACAAAGTCTTTATCTTTTGCTTTTCTTACACCTCTGCCAATAGACTGAATAACACGAACAAAAGACTTACCTGGTTCAATCAACATTAAATTAAAGATACGAGGAATATTAATTCCAACTGCAGCAACCCCATATGTTGCAATAATAATCTTATCATCGGAAACATTAACATCTTGATAATGTTCTTTTCTGTCATCACCTTTAGTTGCACCACTAATAAACACAGCCTTTTCACCAAGTAATTCTTCTAAGTCTTTACCTGCTTGTACTCTATCAACTAGGACTAAAGTATTACCAGTTTTATTTGCTTCTAAAACTAATTCAGAAATCATATGAAGTCTGTCTTTATTTGTTAGTAAGTATTTTAATTCACTTTGATAGTTAGCGTGTTCGGCGTGATCTACCATTTGAATTATATTAACATGACATTTTGCAAGAACACCTTTGTCTTGTAATTCCTTTGCGGATACTTTATTGATAACATTACCCAATCCAACTTGTAAGGAACGATATTCGAATTCTTCTTTTGGTACTGTTCCAGTTAATCCCCATCTTAATGGGACTTTACGAAATGTTTGTGTTAGTAATTTTTTAAGTGCATCTGCTTTTGCACTGTGTACTTCATCAACAATAATACAGATAATACCATCAATGAATTCATTCATTGTTATATCACTTTTACCGTCTCTTGTATTTTTGAGTAAGGTATTCAAACTTTGCCAAGTACAGATAGTATGTGTTTTGAATAAATCTTTTCTATCACCAAAATACACACCTACATCCAATCCCATATTAATGTAATCTTCTTCGGTTTGTATTACTAATGATTTATTGGGGACAATAACAATACTTCTTCCATACTGTTGTACTCGTTCCGATAATGCTGCAGTCACTAATGTTTTACCAGCACCAGTTGCAACTTCTTGGATACATTGTGGGTTTTTAATAAAGTCATTGATTATCTGTATTTGATAATCTCTTAGTTCGATTGGTTGACCTTCAACTGGATGACCTTTTGGCCATTTTATATGAGAGAAAGTCGTCTTATCGACTTCTTCTATCTCGTATGAATTTATATAATCTCTCTCATCTTCTAGGTCGACCTCATAACCTTCATCGATTAGAACTGGGAGAATATCTGGTAGAAGATTAACATATGTACTACCACCAAGATTATAAAATGAAACTTGTCCATCCCATCTACCTAACTTATAAGCAGGCATAAATCTTGCACCAGGGATTTCATATTTAAACTTGCGGACAAGTTTTTGTCTTGTGTCTAAGTCTAAGTCCTTTAATGCACAATTTACTTCATCACGGACAATTAATTTACAATGTTTCATATTTTATTTAATAGGGTGGGAACGATTACAACAAACAAAAAAGGATTCAACAAAAGATAATCGTTCCCGATTAAGTGATGTTTTGTGTGAAGTAAGGGATATCCACACACATCACCTAAACTAGTTAATTATTTAACATACAAGTCGTCTTAGCAAGATTTTTCCATCTTGGACTAATTTTCTTTAAGTCGGCAATTTTAAGTGCCATTCTGAGACTCATTTCTCTTAGTCTATCTTTATGTTCATCCATAAAGTCGATGACTTCTATACATTCAGTATGACTGAAATCATAATTTTTGAATAGTTCTCCAGTCTGTGCAATGTGTCTAACACGAAGTATTCTTTCTCTCATAGAGTCCATAGATAAATCTAAATAATGACATCTACTTTGTAGTGCTTCTAAATGATCTTTAATCTTCTTACTTCTAATACTATCGAAATTTAGATTACTAATGAAGATTACCGCACCTTTAAAATCAAATGCAGTTGGAATACCATCCCTTCTTAAAAGATGTGAATCTGCATTCCAATATACACGTCTTCTCTTTCCACTATCCAATGCGGCTTTCAATAAGTTCAAACTTAGTTCATCGTGGAGAACCGCATCACAATCATCAAATACAACAACATGATCTTTTGCTGCATGTTTGTATAAAGTTGTATATAAGCCAAGTGGTGTCATTGCACCTTTAATAACTTCATACCTTGGTGCAACTTGTGCAATGTCATTAAACATATTTGCTTTTTCAAGTTCTTGTTCAACACCATAAGATTTACCAACCCCTGGTGGACCAGATACAATCATTGCTTTTATATCACTATTGATTGCTGCAACTGTCATATCTCTGAGTATCTCGAATCTTTCAGAAATCCTATCAATGATATCTTGGTCTGATTCCTTTTCAATATTACAAGACATTTCACTCTTAACTTTAATTGATTTAAGTTTTGGAGTAGTCTCTCTTACTGATGTTGAAGGTTTCGGTTTGGATTTACCAATGTATTCAAGATTTTCTCTTTCTACATTAATGCGAATAGATTTTTGAGTCTTCTTTCCAAATCCCTTTTTTGGAACTACATTGATAAAAGAACCATTTATAGAAGTGTCTGCTGCAATATCTCTTTTAAGAAGAAACTCTTCGTTGACGACTTTCTTACCACGGTATTCACCGTGTTTAACTAATACAGTTTGCATAATATTTCCTTTTATTGTTTTGTTGTAGGAATATTATAACAGATAAAAACAGAACAAAAATTGTTTTTTATAAAAAATTATTCGGTAAGTCTGGGTAATGGAGGGGGTAAAATAACATACTCTATTTCCATAGTCTGATTGGTGGATAATTCATATACCCAGTTACCAGTGTGATCATTATCTATCTCACGTTTTATTTCTTTCCCATCAATAATTATATTTTGTGTTGATTTATATGAACCGTTACAAGTCCATAAAAACTCATTTACATTTTCTTCTTCTGATACTGCTTTGAATCCCTTTACTGGGTTTCCACTATTGACGACTTGTGAGTAGTTTGCTTTAAGGCTAATTAAGTAAATTAGACCTTTATTAATTTTATATTTTAGTTTTTTTACACTCTTCGTGTATATAGGTAATTTAAATTCGTAAATTGAAATTAAGTTTTTATCATCACCACCAGAAATTTCTCCATCAAATAAGATGATATTATTTTCGTCGTAGATAGTTAGATTTACATTGTTTTTGGTATAACCCATCACTCTAAATGTTCTTAGAGTTGATGAGTCATAGATTGAATTCATTATATTAAAAATTACTTAATATTGAATAAAATTAAATTTAGTTACCAGAAGCAGATGCCTGTACAACTGGTGCTGCGTTGAAACTATAAACTAGAGTTGCATAATCACCATCTTGTAATGTTACATGATAAACACCACCATTACTATCTGTATCTAATTTTGAAATTGTAGTTCCATTTACATCTGCACTTACTAGATGTTCATGAGAACCCTCTTTAACCCATTCGAAATCTTCTCTAACTTGTGTTGATGATACCGCTGGATTATCTTCAAAACCAGGACCTTCTACTTTCGCGTAATTCGATTTGAATCCCATAAAAGTCACAGAACCACCAGTTATATGGATATTAAAAGAAATATTATCAGTTGATGAAGGAAGATTTGCATAATCAAACATAACAATGGGACTTGATGAACTTCCCCCAGATACCGCACCATCCTTTATAGGTGCTTTAGATGAAGATTCTTCCACATGAATACTTGTACCTGCATCAGCATATCCCATCATCTCTAAAATTCGCATATCTGCACCATAGTCAGATCTAGCCATATTTTTACCCCTTATATATTGTAATAAACTATTTACAATATTTATCTTTTTTGTATCTCATTTAGATATGAAAACCATATATTAGAATAATCACAACTTTCATATTCTATAAACCATGGACCACCCAGTGTAAAGTGTATTAAACTTGGTAAGATAGATTGATTTAGAGTATTTTCACCAACTAAAAAATTCCATTCAGAAGGTAAACTACCAATTAGTTTTTCATCGTCTAACCATTTAAATTGGTGTAAATATAAACCATTATTTTCAATGACACTTTCTGGTGTTAAGGATTTACATTTTCTGTTATTAAATAACATAACACTTGACCAATTTTTTTTCTTGTACTTTGTTTGTTTTTGATCTAAGAATTTGTAATTTGTACTTGGTTCGTAATCGTGTTTAACACACATAACAGAGTATTTCTCATCTCTTAAATCCCAAAGTTGTTTAATATCAGAAGTATTCACCATATCACAATCCATAAATATTGACCAACCCTCATAATTACTTAGATACGGCACTAAAAATCTTGTCATAGAGAACTCAGTAGATTCATTTTCTCCCACTGGTTTATCGTATATATGTTTTATGTGATTCCTAGCAACTGGAATTATTGAAACTGGTACGGAACTGTTAGAAATAATACTGTGTACTAAAACATTAAATGCTATCTTTTCTCGTTGGTCATATCCAATGAATACTCTAATCATGGTTTAAACTCTACTTCTGTTATTAATGGTTCTAACATCTTTCTTACATTCTTCGTTAGAAACTCTTTATCTCTCATAAGTTTTTCGTTGTGACTTAGTACTTCTTTTAATTTAAACCTAACATCATTCTGATCTAGTTTTTGTAATTTTGTAAATGATTCATATGCCATATTAGTTCTTTTATGTAAATCTTCTTCTTTGTCATATGATTCATCAATTATTGGATGAAATGTTTTAAATCCCATATCTCTTAAATTTTTAAGGAAGTCTTTTCCACTTAAGACAATGAATGGTTTTCCACTTATCAATGCTTTTGCAATTTTTTCAGTAGGGAAAAATATTCTATTTGTATCTAATGTCTCCGCCACAACATTTATCCAAGTATTTTCTTCAATATGTTTACTTACAAATTGACTAGCAAAACTACCACGAAAAAGTTCTGTTGTATTTGTTCTATTTGTTTGTCTGTCCTTATCTATATTTTTAAAAAATATATCAATCTCATCATTTCCTTCATCTAAAAATGATGATCTATATTCACCAAATGCACTTACTAGATTAGACTCCAATTGATTATTTTCTTTTAGTTTATTGAAGAATATATGTCTCATTGATTTGTCTACATTGCCCAATAATATGTTAGAAAAAAATGGTCTATGTGTTCTATGTTCCACAAATGTATCTTTATTATTCATACATACTTTTATCATATGCCAACTAGAAAAAGAATATTCACACGGCCAATTTTTGTCAACATCAGTTTTATAACTTAGTATAAGTTTATCGATTGGTTTACACGGTAGTTTACCTAATCCTTCCCATATAAATTTTTCACCAGGAATCTGATATTCGATATCTTCCCACACGATAATTCTATTGAGTTCTAATGGTTCTCTAACATTCCATTTTTGGTGATTGTAGTTCCTTAATTTTCTGAAACCTATTTTTTCTTGATTGAAATATGGATATGGATTGGTATCATCATATATTGTATGTAAAGTACCATCTGGATCATCGATTGCTTTTGATAAATTTAATCTAAAAAGATACTCGTCATTCATCTATTCGTTCTATGTCATCTTCAATACACTGTTCGCCATATTGTATTTCTACGATTCTACATGGTTTGTCATAAGGATTACATAGTTGATGCCAGTCACCGCATATGATTGTGTATTCATCGTGTTTCTCTAGTCTTACAACAGGCATTTGATATCCATTATCAGTTCTACTCAATACTTCACAAGCACCTTCTGTCACTAACCAGTACTCGTTACGTTTTGCATGTTTCTGCATTGACAGTCGTTGTCCTGGTTCAACTGTAAGTTCTTTTACTTTGGTACCTTGTACTTCGTGTATAACTCTGTAGTAACCCCAATCTCTTTTTGTTTTGGGTGCTTTCCAATTATCTAATATCCAACTAGACGAATTTGCTTTACGTTTACCACCTACACCAAATGCAAATGTAACGTCTTGTGTTGTCGCGTCTGCTTCTGGAATATTGTGGTGGTCTCTATCACCACCATTAGCAAATACTATATCGTGATACGGATATTTGTCACCCACTTTATATATACAATCAATTGCCGAGTCATCATAATCATCAAACGCAATTACATCATCCACACATTCTAGTTCTCTGATAATACTTGCTCGTTCTTCCCACGGCATAAACGGGCGACCTTTTTTGCGTGTTAACCATTCATCTGAATTGAGTCCAACTATTAATATAGATTTATCGTCATCACCCAATGCCTTAGCCGCTTTGAAGTATGCTATGTGTCCCGAATGGATTGGGTCGAACCCACCTGTTACTATTACTGCTTTCATTAAAATAAAATTTGCTTAGTTCCTTGTAACCAAGTTAGTACTAATTCCTCACGTTTGGGATAACCATATTTATTGACATTGTCTGTAACACTCTGTGGAAGTAAGTCTTTCTCCGCTAAATCGTACCACGAAGTTGTCCTAGGGTCCATTGGTGCTATATCACCCTTGTATGCTATTGCTTTAACCCATTCGTTGTCTTCTTTGAAATATCCATCTTTACAGTCAAACCCATTGACTGCTAACATATGAATAAGAGTATCAACAGTATAATTAAAATAAGTGTAACTTGGGTGCGAACAACTCAGTCTGTTATATTTGATACTAACAGTAGTTGGAACTTGTATTGATATCATTCCACCATCGTTTGTTAATCCCCACCAATTCTTTAATGTTTCCAATGGATTGATTGCATATTGAAATGCATCATGACACCACACTAAATCAAATTGTCTTTTACTAAATGTTTTTTCAAAATCTTGGTTTAAGAAAGTAATGTTTTTTGCACCTTGTGGTAGAAATTTATCTTGTATATCAACACCATAACAATCAATGTTGTAATAAACTTTGTTGTCATTGTCATCCAATAAGTGTGCATTACTCCACCACACAACATCTTTACCATGTTTACCACAACCCATATCCACCATAGACTCAATACTTTCCATAAACTCTTCATAATTGTTTAATAAGTTTAAGGTTTCTAAACTGTGTTGATGACTGTCTTCGGCGCTGCTAAACATTATTGTATAAGTTTAAGTATTAAGTTATGTTTATCTTCTCGATGTAATCTTTCTATTTCGGTCAGTAATGACATATTCTTACTTATCCTACTCCACATCAATCTTCTAAAATTATCAAGACTTTCAGTGGGATATAAATTACACAATCGTTTAAGTTCATTTACAACTTGAATTTGTCTTTCTTCTTCATCTTCGATTAAATCATATGAATGATTAATTACATCATCGAAAACATCAAATCCTAAATCTCTAACTGATTGAACTATTCCTTTTACTCCATTCCATATTGGTAATTGTCTATAAGCAAACGCTTTAAATGTCTTCTCTGTAATAAAAATTTCTGTCCAAGAGTCGTCATCCGTCTGTGAACTTGTCTCCGTTATTACATTAAACATACAAGAAAAGAAACTTTCATCTGTGTGGAAATGTTGACTACGATCATCATCAATTTCACCATCTACCAAAATAGGTAGTCTGTGTGGTTTTATTATTTCTTTATATATTGGTAATTCATTTACCCACCTATTTGGTTGTGTTGCACAACTAAGAACATATTGAGAAGAATCAAAATTGTCTAATAATTTCTTTGTAAACTTTATACGAGAAACAGATGCCCTTCTTTGTAGCGAAAGAAAATGTTTTTTAATTTTGATTTCTTTCCAATCAATTGGTAATGTATTGACGTGATACAAGAATCTACAATGAGCAACCATATGTTGTGGGAAAGATTTATATCTATAAGTCAGTTCTCTATCCACAACAACATTAAACAAAACTCTAATTTCTGTATTTGGAAATTCTTCATTCATTGATTGAACGATATCATCCATTACATCAGTACCAATACCTTCATTGGTACAATCAAAAATACACAAATTTCCTAATTGTATATTTTCTTCTTTGAGTTGGGATTTGAACAAATCAATAAATCTACCTTCACGGATAATATCGAAATCATTGTTCCATATATTGTATGTAAGAATATGATTTACATACCCAAACATAGGGAGTGATACCATTAGATAGTTACATCTTCCATACCAGCAGTTCTAAGTCTGACTATGTGTCCTAGTTGCCACTGTTTGGAATCTAAACCTTTCATAATTCCTAACCATCTATTTCGTAGAAGTGCAACTTCGTTGATGATTAGTTCATATTCAATTACTTCATCTTCACCATCTACATATTTTTCAGCGTCTCTACTACTTAATGATTTATTGTAGGCTTCTAAATATGTTTTAAAATGTTTACGTCTTACTTTTCTAAGTTGGATGTTTAGGTATTCTAATACTGCTTCGATTTCTTGTAATTGATAAAATCTTTGTTCGGTAGTACCTGGTAGTAATTTAATATTTTCTTCAACTCTACCTTGAACTCTTACTTCTTTTTTTGCTTCATCTAATTCTTTCGAATAGTAATCAATAAAGTTTGGAATGTTACCTAAGTCTTTAGTTATTTTGTTATACCACATATTAAATTACCTCTGCCCATTTCAGAAAACTTTTAGGAAATATATAAGTTGATAAATCTTCTCTTCTTTCGACAAATTGTTTTATAAATTCACCTATCTGTATTCGTTGATTTTCGGATGGATTACTTTCCATAGACTTCAATATTTTATCTTTAAAGTCTTCATCGATATGTTGAATTTGATTCTCTATTTCAACCTTAGATTGTGTATCTAAAACATATACTGGCATATTCCTTGGTGTGTATGCAAATGTCAATCTTATACCATTACTGTAATTGTGATACATATTATAAAAATCTACAAATCCGAATATAGACAGATTTGTTAATGTACATTGAAATTGAACAGATAAATTATCATTTATTTGAGTAGACAACCAATCTGTTTTTTCTTTAAACTCATTCCATTTGACACCATATCGATTGAATTCTATATGTTCTCCAATACCTTCACCACTAATTCTTAATTCTATTTTATTATTAAGAGATTTTAACTTCTCTATGTATCTCTTAAATCTACTTAATGAATATCCTAATCCAGTATATACAACAATAACTGAATCATCTTTCATATTAAGATTCTCAAGTAAAGTAAATAAATCATTGTCAACAAATGGATCACCACCAGTAATAATTAATTCTTTTAAATCCGATGAATATGTAATTACTTGATTTAATAACTCTTGATAGTTTGGTAAATCTTTAAATTTATTTTGTTTTATTTTTAAACTTATTCTATCTCTAAGAATTACATTATTACGATTAGTCAAATCTTCATCTGGGTTTGTGTATTGATATTCACCATTGTTTATAATATCTCTTAACCAAGACTTACTGTACTCTTTACAACAATAACTACAAGTTAGATTGCAATCAGTACTAATTGTTAAATCTATAATTTCTGGTTTTGTGATAACTTCAGTGTGTGTTTTTTCTGGTCCACCTTGCCATATTCTTGGACTAATACCACCTTTATCTTCTATATGCCAACAGTTTTGTTCACAACTATCATTCCTCTCATTTACCAACATCATTTCTCGTTCTTTCATACTAGTTTCTGTATTAAACAAATCATTTCCAATCTCTAACCATTGAAAATCCACCGGATGTGGTTTGGCTGCATGACAGTTATATGTCTTGTTTTGTGTAAAGTCTATCTTTAGAAACTTAAATTTAAAATTACAGTAGTAATCTCTACTCACTTTTCCAGTTCACTTTTTGGTTCTACAAAGCCTGTGGGGAGTTGTGGTCTTATAACATCAAGAACAATATCTTTTGTATGAGCACTATAAGTGTGTGATCCTTTTATTAATTTAATTAAAACTTCCATTTGTTCGTCATTTAATTCTAAGGTCATTTTTATTCATCCCATTCGTATTCATCATCATCTTCTTCTTCGTCTATTTCAACTTCATCAGAATAATCAGTGCATACTTTTTTTATTTCTTCATTTTGTGTGGAATCCGCAATTTCTTCTGCGTCGTATCCATGTTCAACTAATATTTGAACAAAATCTTCTATCGCACCTTTATGGTCAACGATGTGTTCTAACATAACTTCCATTATTTCTAAATGTAGTTCTAATTGAGACATAACTTACTCCGTTAAATGTTTTTGTATTTCAGTTGGATGTAAAGACAACCAATTATCTATTAATATATTGTGTTCTTCTTTGTGTGGTATATTTAACATATCCGTGACATTTTTGAATTTTGTTTTCAATATGTCTTGTAAACAAAAAGTGTAATCTGATTGTTTCTTTAGGTATCTAACATTAGATTCTATAACATCTATTTCATTCTTACTTTCTAAACCAAAAAAATCTATTTCTTCACGATAATTTTCAGACAGAAACTTTTTTATTTCCGAAGACATTTCATTTGGAAATTTATAATGTGGCCAATCAGACATTTTTATTTTTTTATAAAATTCTTCCCACTGAGAATCATAATTATTAAGTTTATCCATTACTAGATATGCATTCTTAAGTTTCATAAGTAAAAATTGAGTGTGGGTATCTGTATAAACCAATACTTTAGTAGACTGTTGATAATGTGTATATTTCTTTTTATAGAATAAATCTGGTGTTGGATTACAACGAAAATAGATTTTATTTTCGTAATCTTCATTATCTCTAGTTTTGTTATTATCTGGCCATACCTCTGACTTTTTCCACAAATCTAATCCATTCTTTTTAACACCACTCCACTGAAGTGCAGTAGTTAGGAGTGGATTTTTATATCCGTCTGCATAATGAATACCAGAGATTAATAAACAATGTAACATTAAAAATCCACCAGATCCTCCACTATACAAGACAGAAATATTATTCATTACCTAGTTCTTCTCCAACACCTAATTCTTCTTCGATATCATAAATTTCCTCTGCTTCTGGTTCAATGATTAATTCATTCGTATCATTAGATATATCCTTCATTAATAAATCTAAACAGCCGTCGGAATTAGATTCCCATGCTTTACGAAATTGAATAATTTCTTCACCAGATGCAGTTTTATATGCAAGTCTATTACCAGATTTGACCAATAACCCTTTCTTTTCGGCTAAATCTACCATACCACTGTATGGATTCATACCAGTTTCGTATGGAATCTTAACTTGTACACCTTCAAACGGTTTTGCATAACGTGTTTTCATTACTTTACAGGCTGCACGAATACCTTTTACCTCAGAAGTTTTGTTACCATCTTCATCTTCTTTAAGTTTTAGTTTTTTCATTGCAATCACAATAGATGAAGCATAGATAAAACCTTGTCCACCACTAATTTTATCATCTGGGTCAAACATATCCTGTGACGCATAAGTGTGGTTGGTTGCAATAATTCCTACATTGTAAGCACCAATCATATTAACTGTGTTACGAACAAGAGCAGTTAGTTGTTTTGGTTTACGACCTAAATCACCTTTTAAATCACCCTTATCAAATTGATCAACATCAGTAGGGGTTAATAACATACCCAATGAGTCAATTACAAAAATAACTTTAGGTCTTTCTTCCTCTGACATTGCTTTGTAATCTGCCATAAATGTTGATATTGTTTTTGCAACATCATCAATCATAGACATACTGAGTTTTAATAGTTTATCTTCATCAGTTGAAACACCAAGAGCATGTAACCATGCTTCGTCTAGTGCATTTTCCGAATCAATAAGAACAACAAAGATACCCTGTTGTTGTGCATTTTTAACGATATTACCAGACGCAATATACGATTTACCAGCACCAGATTCACCGGCAAGTACGGTTACTTTTCCGAGTGGAACTCCTTTATTAAAGTCACCACTTATTAGATAGTTCAACGCATAATTTCCAGTACTAATCCAATCTGTTGGATCGTTGAATCCGATACTTAATCCATCTATTGACTTTGTTATATTTTTTCTAAATTTACTAACATCAAAGGGTTTTGGCATTTCTTACTCCTTACTTTTTTATATTGTTTATCTTATTATGTATGTACCATAATATTTTTTTGATACTCTCCACTAAAATAATGAGAATAATTAAATTCTATAGTTTCTTTTTCCATTTCGTATAAATCATTTAACTCATTAATTGAAAGGAATTGAAACCTTGTAATAGAATCCAACAGTTTTATTAATCTCTTTACTGGATTTAATATTTCATCAAATGAGTAATCGAAAACTTTGTCATAAAGTCTGAATCCATACATACGGACAAGTTGTTTATGCCAATTTGGTTGGGCATATGACAAAAATAATCCTCTGGTTACTACACTGTATAAAAACTTTTCAGTAATAAATGGATAGTAACTTGTAGCCATAGTTTCTGATACTATATTAAGGAAACTTTTGGTGATTATATTTTCTATGTTAAAAATATTTTTATCGTGATCAAATTTAAAATCTTCGTTGTACCCAAATGAGAAATTATTTTTATTAAATTCATCATCGTTTAAGAAAAACTTTTCATACAATCTTACTTCTTTTTCGTCTAGGTAAAAATTATTTAAATGTGATGTTACTTCATCATTATTCGTTGTGAAGTTTTTACTACAATATGTTTTATTAAATAATCCTTGATTGTTTAAAATTGATGTCAATAATTGTCTACTGACGTGTTTTGCACCGTTGAAACAACTTATAAAATTCTCGAATTTATTTTCAGGATGCATTGTGTAACTTCGTAAATCATTCAGATATTCTTCGAAATATAATTTGAATTCTAGATTTTTGTACTTTACTTTAATGGAATCATCAAACAAATAGTTTGTGTAAACCTCACCTATTAAATTTTTAGATTCAGCATAGTCATCTAGAATTTTAAAATAGTCATTATTTAATTGGATATCGAATCCACCAAGATGATCTTCCAACAATATTGGAAATGTTATATCTTCTGGAATTTTTTCATATGTAAAAATTTTTAACATAGATTAATTTTATATTAAACTCTTTTTTTTAAAGTTTCCAAATAACCTTTTGACATATAATGGTCATAATTAAATTCAACTATTTCTTTTTCCATTTCGTATAAATCTTTCCAATCATCTATGGACAATCTTGCAAACTTATTAATTTCAGAAAGTAACATTACTGACCGCTCTAATGGATCATTAATCGAATCAAACGAGTAATCGAAAATATCAAATAATTTAAATCCATAGTATTTTTCTATAAACTTATGCCAATTTGGTTGGCCATATGTCAAGAATAATCCTCTGGTTACTATACTATATAAAAACTTTTCAGTAATAAATGGATAATATGAGTGAGAATAGGACTCACTGACTAGATGTAAAAATGATGTTGTCAGTGTTTTTTCTAATTCGTATATATTGTTACGTATTTTTTCCCCATGGAGTAAGTTTAAATCTACTAATGCATTTTTATCATTTTTAATTGTGTAATAATTAGATAAAAATACTTCATCATCAGTTAAGTATTTTTCATATGATGATAAAAAAGTATCTTTATAATTTACATCAGAAGTGAATAACTTAGTGCAAGTATCTGGATTAAATAATCTAAATTTTTTTAAAACACCAGTAATAATTTCTCTACCAATTCTTTTTCCTCTATTGAAAGTACAAATAAAATGTTTGTAATCTATTTCTGGATGAATGTTGTATCCTTCTAACCAACTGTAATTACATTCATCTAACATTTGAATGCTAGTGTGAATATTTAAAGAATTGTAATGTTCTAAATCAGATGTAATTAGATATTCGATAAAAATATCTTTTTCAAATTTTATTTTCTTTAAATAATCTAGTATTGGATTACGAAGATTTGAATCAAACCCATATAAATTATCAAAAATGTATATAGATTCATTCTTATAAAGCATATCTTCCAACTTGCCATTGACTAATTTTTCGTAGTCATTGCAAAAAATAACTTTATGTTTTAATTTATCTATGAGCATATTTTAAAAAAATATGTGGGGATAAAACACCCCCACATAAAATTTCACAAATTTACGCTTGTTGTCTTGCTCTGATTTGTGCTAAGATATCAGCGGTTTTGTCATTCACAGTAGGTGCTGCTGCTTCTTCTGCTGGTGCAGTTGTGGCAGTTGTAGTTTCTGCTTCAAAAGGTGCTGCTTCAGTTACTGGTGCTGGGGTAGCAACAGGAGTAACTGTTTCAGTGGTTTTATTTGAACCTTCTGGTGCATCAACACCCCAAGGACGGTAATAGTTACCCCACTTTTCAACATCATACTGTTCACCATTTACTGAAGCCTCAAACATTTCATAAATTACTTTTTGAGTTTCGGCATCTGGTTTTGGTGGTAAGAAATCGTTTAGATTATTCAAACCATTTTGCTCAATTGCAGCAAGTTCATCTGCTGTTAATGCAGTTTCTTTTCTCGCCCAAGTAGATGTACCATAATCAGCATACATACCTTTTTGAGTTTTTGCAATTCTGAAATCCAAACCGTTTTCATAACTTGTTGGTAAGTCTTCCATCTCTGGATCCATCAAACTTGCTTTGATAGTATTAAAGATTGAAGGACTAATCATAAATTTAC